CTGCACGTTCGTATGACTGAGAGTTAATTTCTTTAAGACATAGGAAGAGCCACTACCTAAGAACCCTCATAGGCTTCCCCATGCTATGTCGTTATGCCTTCATAACACTAGGTGCGGTGATATACCGGACTTGGTTTCCATCAGGGTGGCACTTTACGGTATGCCTTGAGACCTCTCTCTTACCGCCGTAGTTCATTGGTTAGTTACCCTGTTTCCTGCTAGGCTTAAGTCATTTCCTAGCCCCACGCGGCTCTTAAACGTGGCTGTTAAGCATAAACAGCATGGTCTTTCTTGGGAATCTGGCGATTTCAACCAACAACTGTCGTGTCCCTGACGGTTGCCGCACAAACAAAAAGCCGCTTTAGACAGCACCTTGGTCGAAACCCTTTTCAAAATATTCTCCACGAAACTTTGAGAAGGGCAAGGCACTGACTAAAACGGCTTGGTTGCTTTCGACGACAACACTGACATCATACAACCCAGTCGTGTCCAAAACAACACATTAGGGTATGTCCCTATAAAATAAATTAATAAACTGTTTGACACGCACATTGATTGATGTAAACTGTCTACATGGTCAAGATTACTCCCGACCAGAGAAAAACGGAGATCAAAATGTTATTTACTACAAAAATCTGCGGTATCCCTGCCCAAGTACGCATCATAAACTTTACTGCGGCTGACCACAATGCGTCATCATCTGACGACTTTCACGGTGGCTTTGAGTTTGACATCTTAGACAGCCGTGGCCGCAAGGCTGATTGGCTTGAGCGCAAGATGAGCTGGGACGACCAGCAACAACTGATGCACGAAATCGAAACCATAAGGAGTCACACATGACTAACGCTGAATGGAACCAAGCAGAACTTGAGCAACAGGAGCAAAGCATGATGACATATACAGATTACATTGCTGACAAATGCCACAAGGCATTGCGAGCAGTCGAAGGTGGCGAGATTTTAATGTCAGTGGCTGGCATCCGTCACGATGCGACTGACGACAAGCTGGTGTCACACACCAAGCAATTCGTGCTGATGGACAACAACAAGAAAATGTATCGCGTAACAGTGGAGGCCGCATGACCAAGATAGATCAGGTATTTTCCCACCTTAAAAAGGGCAAGACACTCACCAGTTGGCAAGCGTTTGAGATGTTTCGTGCGACCAGACTGGCTGACATTGTTTTAAGACTTAGGTGCAAGGGTTACAACATAAGCACCGAATTGATTAAAGATGGCAAAACCCGTTACGCACGTTATAGGATGACAAAATGACTGACCACAACACCGAGAAACGCCAATCATGGCTCAAGACCTTGCATCCCAAGACCATCGGGTGGGACGTTCTAGCCACAGCACTGGGAACCATTGCGCTATTGACTGCACTTTTTATTTGAGGACACCATGACTGACGACATTAAACACCGCATCAAATACGAACCAGAAACTGGGATTTTTGTTTGGGTAGATTGCAAAAAAAAATCACTTAATGGCAAAAATCTAGGGGTCTATGACAAAGATGGTTATTTGACTGCCAAAATTAATCAGATCCGCTACAGGTTGCACCGTCTGGCTTGGTTTGTTTGTTACGGCAAATGGCCATCACAGCAGATTGACCACATAAACGGCATTAAGGATGACAACAGACTTTGCAATTTAAGACTGGCAAATAATTCCGAAAACAATTGCAACAGGCCAGCACAGTCAAATAACTTGCTTGGTGTTCGTGGGGTGAGGTTTAACAATAATCGTTACCAAGCATTAATTTGCAAAGACAAAAAACAAATTGTGCTGGGTTCATTCAAAACGCTGATGGAAGCTCAACACGCTTACCAGACTGCTGCAAAGGAACTTCATGGAGATTACCGTTATGTTAAATAATTTTGAAAAATTGGCTTCAGTTAACGTCAGCAAATACGTTGAAAAAAAAGGCAATCTTACATATCTGTCTTGGGTTTTTGCAGTTGACCAGTTAATGCGAGCTGACCCAATGGCAAATTGGTCATTTAATCGACCAGAAGTGTTTGCCGAGACAATGATGGTGTCTTGCACAGTGGTGGCCTTTGGCAAACCTATCACGATGCACCTGCCGGTTATGGATCACCGCAACCAGGCAATCAAGAATCCTGATGCGTTTCAGATCAACAAGAACATGATGCGTTGCTTGGTCAAAGCTATTGCGTGTCACGGGCTAGGTTTGTATATCTACGCTGGCGAAGATGTCCCACACGAGCCAGAACCACAGCCACGAACCTTTGACGAGCTGGTGACTGTTGTGTCGGCGGCGACCAGCACGGAGGAACTCAAACAAATCTGGACAACCCTGACCAAGCCTGAGCGAGAGTCTGTCAAAGTAATCGTAGGTCAATTGGGTGAACAGCTAAAGGGCAAAGCATGAGAGAGGAAAACAATCTACAGGGAACTGGCGCATGGTTTAACCAGCGTACAGGCAAACTCACGGCCTCACGGATGGCAGCGGCTATGTCATTTTTGAAGACTGGCAAAGAATCTGCGGCTAGGCGTGACCTAAAGGTCGAGATACTGTCTGAGCGACTGACTGACAACATCTTGCAGAAGTACGTTACGCAAGAAATGCAGTGGGGTATTGACCACGAAGCAATGGCTAAGGAAGCATTTGAGTCCAAGAGGGGCATCAAGGTCACCGACATTGGTTTTGTAGATCACCCAATGATTGAGAACTTTGGTGCGTCCCCAGACGGGTTGACTGACGATGGACGGTGCATAGAGATCAAATGCCCAAAGACTGCGACACACGTTGGGTACTTGATTGACGGTGAGATACCAGAGCAGTACAAGCCACAGATGACGGTTCAGGCGGCTTGCACTGGCAGGGCAGTCTGGTTTGCATCGTTTGACCCACGGTTGCCAGCAAAGCAGCAGTTGTTTATTAAACTTTTTGAACCAACACAAGCAGAGATTAAGCAGGTTGAGGAACAAGCAAAGCAGTTCTTATGGGAAGTTGACAAGTTATTTGAACGCATCACAACGGAGGAAGTATGAAATTGATCGGATTAGCGAGAATTGGTAACGAGCCAGAGTTGCGATACACAAGCTCGAACATGGCAGTGTTGCAACTTAGTCTTGCGTACAGCTACGGCAAAGAAAAGGCTACCCAATGGGTAAGTGCCACCTTGTTTGGAAAACGCGCTGAGGCGTTGTCTCAGTACCTTGCAAAGGGACAATTGATCTACGCTGAGGTGTCAGAGGTTCACATTGACATTTACACAGGCAAGGATGGCAAGGAACGCACATCGCTCAAGGGCATCGTGCAAGAAGTCGGGCTGACTGGCAGGACAGAGGCATCAGCACCAGCACCTAAGCCGGCTAAACCACAATCAATTGAGGAGTTAGACGATGACGTGCCTTTCTGATCCTATATACATACCATCGAGCGCAACAGACGTGATGGCAACGTGGAGGCGGCACGGTTTTGTGCCACCATCAGAACTTGTTGCGTACCAGGAGAAGTGGGATTACTACCAGAGCCTACCGATACGCAAAGAAAACCCCACCGAAGTGGGGCAAAGAAATCAAGGAGACAATTAATTCTACATGGATAACATCACGCCATGCAAATATTGCGACACTCGGTCGTCCATTTACAACAATCGGTGCGCTGGATGCCGAGGCCGACTGATCATGTCCACATACCCAGAGAGACGACTGGCACAAGCGATGATTGAGCATTTACAGCGCAGTGTCAGATTAGAAAAGAAACAGTTAGCAGAGGAAGCAAAGAAATGGAAAAGTACTGTTTTGGATGCCAAAATTACAGACTAAAAACCGAGGGACAAAAGGTAAAGAGGGGTCGTTCAACGCGCTGGATATGCAATTTCTGCGTGGCTAGGCTAAATATCTCACCTTACTTGAGCAAAAAAAATGAACAACGTGATACTAATACTGGTGCTAATCGTGGTGCTGTGGACAAGCGCAATGATGTGGGTGTTGCACTAAGTGAGCAGAAATGAGCAAAAAAACCAGAGCATACACAGCAAGCAAATTATTTAGGTATCCAGTAAATAACCGTCAAGCATTCTACGCAGGCTGGGATGCTGCCATGCAAGCACTCACTGGTTGTGCTGAATGCGGATGCAAAGCTGAAGACGGTTGGACGTTGTATTGTTTAAAGTGCGTTGAGTCACAGTGTGAATGGGTTGGGCTGACGGATGCAAACATTGCGCAGTTAAGACGAGAGGGAGCGCATAGTGTGAGCGATAAAGACTTTAGTGCTATCGAAGCCAAGATCAAGGAGAGGAAAGCATGACACCATATGAGGCTGCGGTAATCGTTAACGCAATGCCCGACGCTATGGACATTGACGAATTTGTCCTGATGCTGGTCATGGCGGGTGCGGAGTTTGAGCGCAGACATAACGCCGACTTTGTATTACAGTTTTTCAAAGTGTCTGACTCAAAGGGCGCAACTATTTGTTCAGATGCAATTAGAGCGAGAGGCGAAAATGGACATAGAACGGATGACTGAAGAAGAAGAAGATGCGTGGGATGATGCTGAAATGATAGTCAAACAGCGTCATGTGGCCAAAAAGCGTGGGATGGCAGTGATCAGGGCAGGCGAGTTTTGCGACCAAAATGAACTGACACTGATGACAATTAAAAAAGCATTTGAACTGGGATACATAAAGGGGATACAAGATGAACTCGGACTTTGATGAATTTTGGGCTGCGTACCCAAAAAAAATGGCCAAAGGTGACGCTCGCAAGGCATGGGGACAAACCCAAGCTATTCGCCCACCTATGAAGTACATGATTGAGGCGATTCTTAAGCACTGCCAACAAGACCAGTGGATGCGTGAGGGGGGCAAGTTTATCCCGCACCCAGCAACTTGGTTAAGGCAAGAGCGATGGGAAGACGAGGTCGAGGTGGTGCTACCTGGTGTTGTGGCTGGCAAGGCATGGCACGAAACGGCCAAGGGTATCGAGATCAAGGGCAAGGAGCTGGGCATTGATCCGACCAAGTTTGAGCATTTTCCTGCGTTCAAGGACGCTGTGCTTAGAGCTGTGATGCTGGCATGAAGTACTTATCCGTCTGCTCAGGTATTGAGGCGGCTACCGTGGCTTGGCACGACCTTGGGTGGGAACCTGCTGGATTCTCAGAAATTGAAAAGTTTCCTAGTCAGGTCTTAGACCATCACTACCCAACCGTTACCAATTATGGTGACATGACAAACTTTAAGGAGTGGGATATTGGAACAGTTGACCTTCTTGTCGGAGGAACCCCCTGCCAGTCATTCTCAGTCGCAGGGCTTAGGCAAGGTATGCAAGACCCAAGGGGAAACCTTGCCCTTACCTATTGCGGAATACTTGACCGATTTAAGCCAAAGTGGTTTGTCTGGGAAAACGTACCTGGTGTCCTCAGTAGCAATGGTGGAAGGGACTTTGGTTCCTTCCTCGGGGCGGTGGCAGAACTCGGGTATGGGTTCGCCTACCGAGTGCTTGACGCTCAAAACTTCGGAGTCCCACAAAGACGCAGAAGAGTGTTCGTTGTCGGATGTCTTGGAGACTGGAGACGTGCCGCAACGGTACTTTTTGAGCGAGAAAGCTTGCGCTGGAATACTAAGAAGAGCAGAAAAGAGAGGGAAGACGTTGCCAAGTGCCTTACGACAGGCATTGGAACACGGTTCGATGGAGAGACTGACACCTTTGTAACCCAAGTCTACGAATCACACCCACACGACTCTCGCATAAAAGAGATGGGCAATACCTGTCAGACCGTTACTAGCCGATGGGGAACAGGTGGATGCAATGTTCCTATCGCTCTTGCTGAAAACACCATTGGCAGACAGCCATTGAACGGTGGCAACGGCAACGAGTTTACCGTGGGCGGTCCAATGTATACGCTGAACGCTACTGGTGTGCATGGAGTGACGCAACCAATACCTTTAGACTTACGCAACGCAATTAGAGACCCTGAAAAGCACGATACCATCAACCGTCAGGGCGTGGGAGTTGGTGAGGCTGGCGACCCTGCTCACACGGTTACAACGGCTTGCGTTCATGGTGTGGCGCAGCCAAAGATAGTCCACGGAACGCAAGACCCGTGCGTTTCAGATATTGCATTTGCACAAGGTAGGAATAATGGGGGAGAGAACGTTTTGGTGCAATCAATGCAAGTCCGCCGATTAACCCCTATTGAGTGTGAAAGGCTACAGGGCTTTCCTGATGGTTATACAAATATACAACGCAACGGCAAACCAACGGCTGACGGGTCGCGGTACAAGGCCCTTGGAAATAGCATGGCAGTCCCAGTTATGAAGTGGATTGGAGAAAGGATTGATAATGCTGACATAGCGCAGCAAACCAAGGAGAGAAACACATGAAACCAAAACCACACCTAGTACTCGAGATGTGTATCAAGACCGGAATTGAACGAGGCTGGAACCGAGCTCATAAGTACACCGATAGCCCCAACGAGAACATGATTAAGCAAGAAATAGAAGAGGCTATCCATTGTGAGGTGTGGGAGTGGTTCGATATGGGAGACAGTGATGATTAAAGCAGAAAGCCAAGAACCTGTAGCATGGATTGTTCCAGTGCACACACACACGGGGGAGATATATCACAGAAGTTGTCTTGGACGAAATCGGGTGCTGATTTTCAGGGAAAAGTTTGATGCAAAGGTGGTGGGGTGAAATATTTATCGGTTTGTTCTGGCATAGAAGCCACGCCACGGTCGCGCTGCCACAGCGTAACGTTTTAGGGGATGGTTAGGTAGACGTTCGAGGATGTTGCAAGCGCGCAGTTTTTCTACCTTCCAGTGCGTATTCGTTAGCAACCAAATCGACACCCCCGCCTACTGAGGGATAGGATATGAGCAGAGTATTAGTGTGGTTCTCATGCGGCGCGGCAAGCGCAGTAGCGGCTAAGATGGCCGTAGCAAAGTATGGCGACAGATGCGAAGTGTTGTACTGCGATACGCTTGCCTACGAACACCCAGATAACACGAGATTCATGGCCGATGTAGCCAAGTGGATTGGCAAAGAAATTAAATTATTAAAGTCGGAAAAGTACGACGATATTTTTGATGTGTTTAATAAGACGGGTTGGTTGATTGGCGTAGGTGGCGCGCGTTGCACGACTGAGCTAAAAAAGAATGTACGTAAAAATTACCAGCGCGCAGATGACTTGCACATATTTGGCTTGACCGCTGACGAGAGCAAACGCATTGATCGTTTTGAAGATCAAAATAGTGACGTGAAAGTCGAATGGATTTTGCACGATAACGATGTTAAGAAAAATGACTGCTACCGAACATTGCAGCAAGCCGGTATTGACCTACCGATTATGTATAAACTTGGCTACAACAACAATAATTGCATTGGCTGCGTTAAAGGGCAGTCTGGCTATTGGAACAAGATCCGTGTGGACTTCCCTGAAGCATTTGATCGTATGGCAAAGCAAGAACGTAAAATGAATGCGGCGATCAATAAAGTGTACGTCAAGGGTAAGCGCATCCGTGTGTTCTTAGATGAGCTTGACCCTAAAGCTGGGCGCGATGTGCCGTTGCCTGATATTGAATGCGGGGCGTTGTGTGTTACGCCTGAAGAGAAGCCTGAATTGGTATCAAGATATGATTCTCTGGATTGAGGGACAAGATATGGAAACATGGAAACCAATACCCGGCTATGAAGGCCGATATGATGTTAGCGATGCAGGTAATGTGAGTTCGTTGGGTTGTTTGGTAAAGCGAAAGCCTGATGACAACCGAAAACCTTACATAACGCCAGCAAAAACATTGGCTATATTTGCCAATAAAAGTATGGGGTTGAGAAATGAAATACCTTTCCGTTTGTTCTGGCATAGAAGCCGCTACCGTGGCGCAAGAAGGACGCCCAAGACTGTCCTGACGGTCCGCGGTACAAGGCCCTTGGAAATAGCATGGCAGTCCCAGTTATGAAGTGGATTGGAGAACGAATTGAAAGAAGATAAACCAAAAGAGCAAAGACTGGCCAGCACTAGACCGCTGAAAATGGATCGTG